CCTGATGTAAACGTTCCGCTAGTTCCTCCTGTAACAGAAGAGACTGTATTTGATGACTGAACTGCAAATCTCAAATCATTTGAATAACCTGATGTTGTATTATAAGAAGCAATAACTTGCCCGTGCTGTATGTTAATGCCGCCGCCGAGTGGATCTAGTGCATAAATGGCCGAGGCATAACTAGCGTACATAGGAACATTTAAGTTATTCCATGTATTTGTGCTTGCGCTGTATTGAGAAAAAACAGGATTCCACCCGCCACCAAGATTGGCTGTGTTCCACCACACAGATCCACTTGGACGAGGTTGGTTATCTGACGCAAACCAACCTCCTGGAGGGGTTTGCGCATAATTTCCATAAAACAAATATGGGCAATATGCTGTTGCTGTTCCACCTGTACTAGCAGATACTAGACCGCATTTATACAATGGACTACTTGTACCATCGGTGATCACTAATTTACCATCAGCTACACTACCATTACTTGTCGCAGCACTTGTTGTAAACAATGTTAATAACCCGCTAGCAGTAACAATAGCAGTAACGCCAGTGATATTAGCAGCATTAATATCATTTGCTAAAGAAACTACTGTAGTATCACCAACGCCTGTAGTAACAGTAACAGTATTAATTGTTAATGTGCTACTACCAGTTAACGTAGGACTTACCACTGTGCCTTGTAATGTAGGAACAGAGTTTTGCCATGCGGTACTACCAACTGCCACCCAGGTATTTGTATTTCTACTAGAATTTCCACTTGATCCACCTTGTGTTGATACTGCAGTTGCTTTATACCATAATTCAATTCCTGTAGGATTTGTATTTGATTGATTCACAAATACTAATGCATACTGCCCTTGATTACCAATTGATGTCAATGGCTGAGCAGGGCTTGATCCAGAAACTTGTGATTCATTTGTAATCAATAACAAGTTAGAGTCAATACTAGAAAAAGAACTAGTTGTAGCATTAAGAACGGATATTCCAAATTCTGTAGTTGTTAAGTTAAGCCAGTACGTACCGTCGGCTTCTGGGCCAGTTGGACGCACGCTTGTACCAATCAATTGATCTAGATCAACATCTGCACGAATAGCATACAACTGATTGCTTAGACCAAGTGCACTATAAGCAGTTAGCAAACCATATTCATTTAACTCACTGCCGTTAATAGGAGTGCCTGATGAACTTAGTTGGAATGTTGGTGTCCCAAGTGCAGTTACTAGTTCACGTTGACTAGTAAATGACTGTAATTTACCTGCGTTGGCTTTGCTTGTGCCAGTTGCGGCAGCACCATTGTAGGTTTTATCTTCTGCGGTTGCTAATACAACTAGTGGGATCGAGCCAACGTTGCTGTTAACATATTGACTTTGATCGTTAATGGAAATCTGAATTCCTGGAGAAACTAGTGCCATGGTCTTAATCCTTTAAAATACATGTTATAGTTATTTATAATAAAGGTATAAAAACACCCAAAATGGTGCCCTTAAATTAAGGGTATACACATAAATACTATTATGAAGAAAAACTATCCCATTGGTTATTATGTATATGCTTATGTACGCACCAACGGCAGTCCGTATTACATCGGAAAAGGCAAAGGTAATCGTGCCTGGGGTAAGCATACATGTTCTGTTCCGCCAAAACATAGAATTGTTATATTGGAACAAAATTTAACAGAGATAGGTGCATGGGCAATTGAGAGGCGATTAATACGATGGCATGGTCGCAAAGATAAAGAGTCAGGAATTCTACGTAATCTAACAGATGGCGGTGAAGGGGGAGGTTTTTCGTTAGAAACTGCTAAAAAAATAAGTGCTAGTTTAAAAGCAAGAAACGAACGTATATACAATGAATATATAAATTCTGAAGAATTTAAAGCGCGGAATGAAAATTATGAACGACGTATCCAAGAAGCAAAGGATTATGTGTCCTATATGTGGGACGAGACCGGTTGCTATCAACCGTTACCTTGGCAAGAAAGTGTATTACCGAAAAATATGCGACAGTTGCTCGAGGGCCAAAGCCGCAGGGAGAGTGTTAAAACCTGAGCCCCCATCCTGGGTTCGGTCTGGCTACAAGAAAAAACCCACTTGCGAACAATGCGGGTTTAAATTTAAATTCTTAGAACAAAGTAATGTATTCTATGTTGATGGCAATTTAAAAAATAACAACCATTTTAATCTTAAAACTGTTTGCTTAAATTGTCAACAAGAAATTTATAAAAGCAGATTGCCCTGGAAGCCTGCTGCTATTGTACCAGATTTTTAACTGTTTTATATAGTTCTTCAATGGTTTCATTGTTATCTACAATAACATCAAAATCTGTACCAGCCCAGGATGTTTCGCTAGGGTGAATGTTATTGTCTTTTAACCATTTTGCGGCTTTGGTATCCCCGCGATTTGCTTTTGCGGCAATTTCATACCAATGTGGGATAACTCCACGTTGTATCCAAATAATTTTTCCACCTTGTGCACGTATAGCGGCGATTTCGTTAGGGAACCTACAATCACTAATTACCACATTGTCTTGGCTATTGCGTAGTTTGTTTTCTAAACTAGCAATCCACATATCATCATGGAATCCTTCCCTAATAACTTCAGTGCCCCAATACTGTAATACGTATCTAGGAGTTAGGTTAGGCATGTTTAAACGTTGCGACCACCAGGGATCCACTTGTTCACGCCATTCACGGGCTTGCTTTGTGCGCCCTTCTAGCATTGTTCTATCCCACCCAAATACTGCACTTACTGCGTCTTTTAATGTGCTGGCAAATGATTCTCGTCTAAATTCGTGAAAATTAACCAAATAGTCTGCGGCTGTGTCTTTGCCGCTGCCAATTAAACCGCAGATACCTATAATCATAAAAAATGCCCTTTGCTACAGGGCATTATTACATGTTTGTTCAACATTGTCAATTATTTTTTACTTTCTTTGGCTTTCAAAGTAATCGGACCACGTGCTTGTACTGGACTTTTGTTATTAACAGATTCAACTTCAGAACTTCCGTTTGGAGTTAATTGTTTATAGCCTGCTTCTGGACCAAATGCTTTTGTTGCTTGATCTAGAATTTTTGCATCACCATCAGAGTAGGCCACTGCAATAAGACTTTGTCCATTTGGACCTTCTTTTTCAGGTTGGTGCTCGTACTCTCCGGATGCATCTCCGGCACCACCTAAAAAGTGTGCGGCAAAACGCCAAGGAGCGTAAGGACTAGAGTTGTCTAATTTGTGATGACTACGCATGCCCGGAGTAGCCGCTTGTTGGCTATCAGGGATACCATCGTTATCCGCGTCTGCTTTGCCTTCAACAATAATTTCGTTAATTTTCATATATTATATTTAGCCTGTTACCCATGTTAGTGGCTGTGAGCCATCGACGTAGGTTTTCAGTTCATCCTCTAACTTTTCCATCTCTGCTTGTGCTTCTGCTTTTAATGCCGCACCGTTAAGTGAAGCACCACCTTGTGGTCCAGAGATTTGACTGAACTTTTCGTATGCTTGTGCTAGGATACGCTTGCAGAAACTATATGACCACTCTTGTATCCAGGGGAAAGCATAAGGGTCATTAAAAATCATTTGATCTGGCTTGGTATTGTTAATCCACAGCAACACAGATTCCAATTGATCTGCAGGAGGGTTAGCACCTTGCCAAGGAATCTTGCGAACAAGTGTTAGTTTCTTTGTAACTGGATTGAATGTGTAATTGATGTATCCGCCGAACATTGTCATTGCTAACTTTTGATAGTCCACAAACAATTCATAGTTTGTCAATCCACCGACACGCCCGGCGACCAACATGTAAGTGTTTAAATATCCCGAACTAAACGGTTCAAATTGGCTAGCAGTTGTACCCGATGTTGATCCAATGCCTCGTCTAAAAATAGCACGAACATTTACGATCTCTTTGGGTAATATATACTCTTGAGTTTCGGGCTCAAGTTGCAAAAACGCATAACTTTCTTCTGTGCTGTTTTGTGCACGTTGACGATATTTAATCAGTGCTTGATTGATGCCCATTTCGTAGTGTTCTTTTTCAAGTTCTACGTCAACTAATCCGTCACCTAAACGCATACGGATATAGTCCGTAATGCTGGCTCGCATACTATCATTGGTATTGCCGTATTGCCAATTTGGGTCTACGTTACCCGGGAATGATACAGTATCGCTACCGTCAAAGGCTATGTGTGCACCGGATTGAGTCCCTGTTGTGGGATCATACAATGAACTTGTGGTAATGTTATTGTTACTGTCGTAACCTGTGTCTGCAACAACATTGCCTGTAAAAGGTGTAGCCATAAAAACTCCGTTATATAGTATTTATAACTATACAACGGAGTTTGGCACACTTACTGGACTTTAAGTAAAACTACATCCAGGCTAATACGACCGTTTAATGTGGTTTCTGTTGCTTTAATACCAGCCATAAACTTACGCAACTCTACCTTACTTGCACGTGCAAACTCTTTGAGTTTCTCGTCGGGTTTTCTAATAGTTTTGCAAACACTTTTGGCTGTGTCAAACCCTGTGATTGCTGTTCCTTTAACCCCTAATGGTCCTGTCAATGAGTCAGCAACATAGTGCCCAATCTTGCGTGTTTTTATGTTGTATACCCAAAGTGCTTGAGCACCTAAAATATCAACGGGATTCACACTTACGATTTTTAGCGTTTTGTCGTCCTTGGCGTATTTAAGTTTAGCCACAACCTTTTCTTTGCTAACTGCACGTGGAGCACGAACTTTCTTAGTTGCTTTCTTAACGTTCCTGTATTGATCTACAGATTCCATTAAAGCATCTATCCAAGCAAGTGATCTCTTAAAGTCTGCGGCTTTGTAATGCCTATAGGCTTCCTTGAGTTGCTCATCCTTGCCGGCTTGTGCTTCTGCTAACTCGGTGCGACGACGTCCATAAACATCTGCGTACTTGCTTAATTGGCTTTGAGGCACATTGTTAGCAACAAAGAAATCATAAGACTTAAACTTAGCATCCATCTCGTCATAGTGACCTTCAAGTTCACCAATTGTTTCTGAGGTCTTTTCGTTTAGCCTATCTTGAATAGTGGGCACGTATGGTTTTGCTTTTTCCTCTGTGGTCGCTGTCACTTCAGGCTCGGCTGTGTTGATAGCCTTACGGATGCTGTCAATGATAAACTCAATGTGACGTCCTCTAAATGGCATGCCTTGACGATGTGCCATAATGAGACTGCATGCGGTCATTGCAATGCTACGATCTGAACTGCGAATAAACGCACTTAGGTCTCGTTTAGAGAATGTGGTTGTTTGTGTTTGCATCCAATCAACTACA